GTTTTTCCGCTTCAACTTTTTCTCTTAACTTATGCATATCCATTTTTTGCTCCTTTTAAGTGCCGTGACTAATTTTTTTTAGTGTCTTCAACTTCGGTTTCGGCAATACTCAATAACCCTAACGTTTTTTCAGTTTTTAATTTTTCAACTTCATTTTCAACTTGTTTTTTCGCAACTACTTTAATTATAAAGTTGCCTAAAAGTGATAATAAATCTCTTAGTTTCAAGTTTTCATAAAGCGGATAAAGTAAACTAGATGTAGTGGCTATGATTGTTGCAAATGCTATGTAGTTGTTAAAATCTAGTCCGTAAATTCCAAAATAAATAGCACTTAGACCAAATGCAAAAACATAGGTAAGTGATAAATAAATCGGTTTGCGGTTGCTTTTCTCAACTTTTCTAAACGCATTAAAATACTTTAATACACCAATTAAAAAAATTGTAGCACACGCAAACAGTACGACAACTAGTCCGTAATTGTTTAGCACCTCCGCTAGAATTTGTTGTAATTCGTTCATAGTTATTCCTCCTTTGTTTTATTAGCACTCTTTAAAGGCGGTTGCGTTCCGTTGTTGGTTTCTTGCTGTTCTATCGGTATGTCTGTTTCTTCGTACTCATAATCTATACAACTGTTTACATCTGACCATAATGTGCCAGTTTCTTTATTGCGTATATAAACATTTTTATCGCTGTAATTACGATAAATTATATTATCATTTATTTCTATTACTTCTCTTATTATCATTTTAACTACCTCCATCTATTAGTTTTCTAAAAGGTGTGGATGTTCTATCGGGTAATGCTGTAATTAAATTAACACGCTGACTTCCATATATTATTATTCCAGCTCCACTTGTTGCATTTGGTTTACTATTTTGAGTCTGTGATAATGAATTATTATCTGTTGGATATACCGATGCATTGTAAATTATAGTTGATAATGAATAACATTGATATAAGAAATCAGTTCCAATACTTGTAACACTGCTTGATATTGTTAGCGGTTGATTGAATGAATAACAACTCGCTAAGAAATTACTCTCTATACTTGTCACACTGCTTGGTATTGTTAGGGGTTGGTTAAATGAGTAGCAGTTATACAAGAAATAACCCCCTATACTCGTTGCATTGCTGGGTATTGTTAGCGGTTGATTGAATGAGGAGCAGTAGGACAAGAAAAAACCCCCAATACTAGTAACATTGCTTGGTATTGTTAATGGTTGGTTAAATGAGCGGCATTCCATCAAGAACCAACTCCCTATACTTGTGACACTGCTTGGAATTGTTAATGGTTGATTGAATGAGCGGCAGTATAGCAAGAAATTATCCCCTATACTTGTCACACTGCTTGGAATTGTTATAGGTTGGTTGAATGAGTAGCAGTATGCCAAGAAAAAATCCCCTATACTTGTAGAACTGTAATTTCCAATTAAAGTATTGAGCACTTGATAAGAAAAAAGTATATTCCATTTTGCTGTCTCCGAGGAAAATAAAGGTATGCTTGTTGAAGCTGTTTCAATAAACTTATAGTTTGTTCCTATTGTTCCTTCGCTACCATCTTTTGTAATGTTGGTATAAGCAAGAGTTAAAATACCAGTAACAGTTGTACCATAATGTGCGTGCAAGCCTTTATAAGTTAAAGTTTGTTCATCACTTTCTAATGTGATTATAAAGTTTTTTAGAGAACTTGTCGAACTCGAAACATCAAAAGCCACACTTACATTGTTGGTTCCATTGCCCGTTATCGTTGCTCTTCCCTCTAATCCTGATATAGTTATTGCATAAGCCGAAGAATAATTGTATACATTTTCATATTCGTGAGTATTATCTTTATAAGTCAGTGGAATTGTCGCCCCAGTGAACATTCCGCCTGCAGTGGGCGGAACCCCTCCACCACTTGGAATTTCTAATATTCTGGTGGCAAAATCAGTTGCCTTAATAGCCTCTGTTGTGCCATCTTTTTCTCTTATTGCATTAGCAATTTCCGCAAATCTATCTTCTTGATAACTCATTAATAACTTCCTCCCCAACTATCGTATATTGCTGTTTGAATTGCAGTATTCATCTGTGCGGTTGTTACTTCACCTGCCTCCCCTTTTTCCGCCAATAAACCCCAATATGTTGTGTTAGTTGGTGTTTGGTTGGTGTTGCTTTGTTTGCAATAGTAAGTTGAGCCTAGATAAAGCACGGTATCAATTGTTGTTGCGTTGTTTACATAAGCCGTTGCCGAACTCCACTCGCCTTTTGGAACATAACTTTTGCCCTGTATTCCTTGCGAGCCTGTATTGCCCTTTGGTAACCCTAAATTAAGTGTTGGATTGTCTGTTGTTCCTGTTATTGTTGCTGTTGCTGGTTGCCCTGTTTCTAGCGTTGTAGTGTTCCCTATTTGCAAGTTTGGTGTTAAGCCTGTGTCGCCCTTATCGCCTTTCTCCCCATTTGTAACCGTAAAAGTTGTGCTGGTGCTGTCATTAAAGGTTACGGTATAAGTGTCTACAAGTCCAGCCGTGCCTGTTTTCGCTATGCCAGTTATCCCTTTACCGTTCTTAACATTAAAGGTAGTGGTCGAACCACTCGTATAGGTTATTGTGTAAGTATCGGTTAACCCGCTTGTGCTTGTCTTTTCTACTTTTGATATCCCGTTTCCAGTTTCGCCTTTTAGGTTTTTAAACTTGAACTTTTTAGCAGTGCCTGTGCCAGTTATTTCCACCTGTGCTGTGCCAACATTATTTGCCTCAGTGTTATCAACCCCACTATTCGCAAGACTGTCCGCTACTTTTGCTGAATAAGTCGCATTCTCAACAACCTTAGTAAAATCACTGGCATCGCTTATTTGCATCCCATACTCATTACCAGTTCCACCATTAAATTCTTCAATTTCATGTTTCTGTGGTATCATTTTTGCCATACTTAAAATACTCCTTAAATTATATTTCTACCGCCTCAATGTTTAGCCAGTTTGAACCACCTGCTTCGTGTTCTACCTTGCTTATCTGCCATATTTTAGGGTCGTATGTTCCGTCAGTTTTTTGGAGCTGGATTATGTCAAGTTCTTTAGGTGTTTGTCCTAAATTAATGTCGTATGCTAGATTTCCATTTTTATACTTCAAGCTGTCAGTTGCCATCCTAAATGAAACATTTTGTTTTCCAGTGAAATTCTCTAAGATATTGTTTGCATTGTATTCTGCTATAGGAATTTCATCTATTTTGGTATACTTTTGTATAAATTCATTTGATGGAATTTGATAATTTTTTGTAGAAAATTCATTACCGAAAATTAACTGACGTTTTTCAATTACATACTTGTTCCCATTTACAATTAATTGGACTCGAATAAGATACAATCCTGGCACATCAGTACTAGGTGGAATTGGAATAGTCGGAGACGGTAAAGGTATGTTAAAGGCATAGCATCTTGTTTTTATAGTTGAATTATTTAATAGCTCAATAACTTTTATATTTGGAAACTCGTCAAATTCTGTAATGTCAAACTCATCTTTTGTTAATGCAAGTTGATGAATTTCAGGACTATATTGCCAATTCATAGTAGGATTATTATATTCAAAGGAACATATAGCTTTTTGCGTGCCTGCTGGATTATCCTCTGTATTAACTACAAAATCATTAAACGACACTTCATGTATAAATCTCAATCGTTGATCTTCATATTCATCCATTACCAATTGCATGTTTTGGATTGGTGAAGTTTGAACCTCATAATATCCGCCATAGTTTGGATTTGTGCCAGACACTTTTAAAATAATATTGTCATCGACAATTGAGCCATATTCCTCTGACAGATTTTGTTCTATTACTGTAACTTTTTCTATCTTATTATTAGTCAGTCTATCAATTTTTGGAGTGCCATCTATTAATGTGTAAGGAATAATTATTGGGTTTTCGAATTTTTCCGCCTTAAGTTCATCAATCCTTTTTTGAGAGATTGCTATAGCAACTCCATAATTATTGTTATAAATATAAAGCTGTGCTAAGTTGCAAAGTTTTTGAAATGCTTGCCAACGAGTCATCCAATCCCAAAAAAAGTATTTAATTTTAATGTCGTGTAAGTGTTGGATAGTCGTTTCATCAACAAACCAAAGATTTCCCCCACCAAACTGATATGTAAATTCAAACAATAATTCATAAGCATCTTTATCAAAGCGTACATTAGCTCCGCTGGGTATCATGTTTTCGGTTTGCCATTTTATTAATGTGTCATTTAGTGAAACCTGAAACAAATTTGTTTGGTTTTCAGTCCATTTATTACTCGTGTATTTCCCAACTACGTTGTCTTGGAATTTAACCGAAACATCCATTTTATTATCAAGCAACCCTAATTCAATTAAGTCATCGATTTCAGTATAGAAATCAAATATATCAAGCGCTCCCTCTTGTGAAATAATCCCATAAGCAGGCTTGCCTTTATCTTTTGTGTAAGTGTGCCCTGCTCTTAAGTGTTGAAGTCCAGTTTTGTGTGTAATATCAAGAGCAATTCGGTTTTCCACGCCAACTATCATTAATGGCATTTCCACTCCGTTTACTTCGTTAATCTTGTTTACTTTTACCACATAAGTTGCTTGATAAGTCTCTTGCGAATACGTGAACTGGTAATCATCACTGGTAAAGGTTTGAGAGCCAATAGTCAAACTTAACGGCATGCTTCGAGCCACGTCATCAAAATAAAGTGTGAAGTGGTCAACGGGTTGTGAAAATGTTAGCGTTATTTCTGCATTTTTTCCACTGCCAATAGTGGATATTCCCTTATAGGTGTTTTGCATATAATTATAGTCGCCATCACTCCACTTGCTCACTCCCCAAATAAAAGGTTTGAGATTTCTGTTTTTCTTCTTCATAAGCACCATGTTGCTTGTACTCATAGGGTCAACAGTGGCACTAAAATTTGCTGTTGTTATTTCGCCAGTTCCTTCTTTGACAACAATTTCTACACTATATTCAGGGTATTTAATTATTGGCATAGCACCACTCCTTTACTTAATTTCATATTATTCGGCTTTGTTCCACTTTGCATAGCAAATTGCATTATAACTATATGGATAATTGTCGCTCTCATTTATTTTAGCGTCTTCTATGTTTGGTTGACCACTAGGAATTACCCAATACCAACCGTCGAATGTATAACCACTCAAAGTTGGACTAGGCAAAGCACCAATCGGATGATTATATGTAACTTCTTTGCTCTTTTCCCAATCTTCCCCAACCGCTTTTCCACTAGGTACATTGTAACTAAATGATAGGTTGAAAGTAGTGTTTGTTTTCCAAATCACATATAGGTCTAGTGGGTGGGTTATTCGAATTATGAAATTCGGCATATAGCTTATTCCAGTTCCGTCGGCTTTCGTATTATAACTATCCACTAAATAACCAACTCGACTAAACTCATCTCCGCTCGGCATTTCAAAATATTCGCCATACATTCCCTCGCCATTTGGACTTTCAACAACAGCTCCGCCATTTGCATTAAAAGTTATCGGTATCAAACCTAAATCAGCGTTTGTGCCAATCAAATTAAAAGTTTCATCCAGCACTGCCAAAGTAGTTAGTTGGTTTTCTAGCGATTGTCCTTTTGTTTGAATTAGCAAGTTCGCCATTTCTTTTGGCTCAAAATACATTTTTGCCCTTAATTCAACATCATTAATTATGTCGTAACAAATTACATCAAACTCATTCGTTGAGCCATTTGCCAACTGCATTATTTGCCTATACACTTCTATCGGCATATACTTAAAGCTAAAACTCAATTGTGGCGTACTAAAAGTCTTGTATGAGTTTAGGTTAACAATCACGCCATTTGTTCTAACAGGCTCTTCTTCATATGTTTTGCGATGTATAAAAGAATAGTCCGAATAATTTGTTATAACCAACCCATTAATTATTACTTTATGTATAGAGTTTTCTTTCGCCATTATAGAACTACCCCCTCTCTCACTAAATTGCCTTTAATGCGTGGCGTTAAGCTGTTCGCAAGTTTCTGCCCATCAATATTTATTTGCATAGAACCACCACTTTGCATTGTCCTATAAATTGCTTGTCCAATAGTCACTAGCGGTTGAACCGCCTCCCTAACTCCACCTGCTACCCCTGCAACAATCTGGTCGTTGTTTGCAACAGCAGTTTTACCACCAATATTTCCCACCATCTCTGGACCAGCCTCTCTTGCAATAAACATCTGCCCTTGCTTAGGAAAACCACCATCAGCATAAGTAGGGTATGGTTGCCAGTTAACTTGTGCATTCCAGTGTCCAATTTGAACTTTTCCACCAAACAATCCCGCAATCATATCAACTGGCTTTAAGATTGCATTTATGACATCTATTGCAAGATTAACAAGTGCAACAAACCCATTTGAAATCCAATTAATCATTGAGGCAAAACCATTCGCTATGCCTTTCCATAGGTTTGAGAAGAAGTTGCCTATTGGAATTATTACGCTATTGTTTATCCAGTTAACCACATTCCAAAAGGTTGTTTTTATCCAATTAATTGCTATGTTGAGCCCATAAACTATTTCATCCCAATACAAAATTAATGTTGATAATCCACCTGTAATTAAATGAAGTCCAATTTGTGCAGAAATCCATAATGTGTTTAAAAGTCCACCCATAAATTGTAATTCATTATCAAGCCAACCAATTGCTTTTTGTAAAAATTTAAACCCAGTAGATATTGCATTAAAAACACTAATAATTGGTTTTAAGTTCTTTATTAAAGATTCGGACATTTCCCATTCGCCAGTCCATACCTGTACTTCTTCGCCAAGTTCGTTTGTTTCAGTTTTCATTTTTTTGATAAATCCAATAGAACTTAGCCATTGTTCCGACAACTTAGTTGCTTCCATGGTAATGTCTTTTATGGAAGTGTTCATACTGTCTAGCAAGCCTTGAACGGTGGGGTCAATCCCAAATATATTAGAGGTCGAACCGCCACCTGCTACATCAAATTTATCAAATGAGAATAATTTGCCAGTCAAGCTTTCTACTGCTTCATCAGTATCCGTAATAACGCTTTCAAAATCTTCCAAATGGTCTGGTTTTACATAGCCTGCCATGTGTGCCAGTGCCTTAGTGATTTCTTTTACGGTCATCACAAAAGCATTTAGTTTGGGCAAGATAGGTGCGAATACATTTAGGAATAACTGTCCAATCCATTGCCCTAACTCTTTAAACTGCTCGCCCAAAATCCTAAGTTGGTTGGCTGGTTCTTCAATTTGCTTAGCCCAGTCGCCAGTTGCACCAGAAGTATCCATTTGATTGAATATCGCATAAATACGCAGTAATCTCTTTTCAATTTGGCTTAGTTGTCTAACAGTCTTGTCGCCACCTGCTTTTCGGTACATATCAAAAATTGTATTTTCCGTTATATCGTATCCAGACACAGACCGAATAGGTCGAACTTGCCCACTTAAAACAGCCTGAAACATTGTCATGGCTCTTTCGTTAGTGATATTGTAAAGTGAGGCAAAGTCAATAGCACGTGCCAAAATAACCTCTGATAGCTTAGTCGAAATTCCATCTTCCAAGTCGCCAAGAGAGGCTAGCATATTTTTAAAAGTTGCCTGGTATCGCATAAGTGTTTCTTCTGCCAGACCATACGACCTACTCATTTTGGAAATAAACTCTTCTGCAAGTGTTATGTTTCCACGCATTGCCACTTGCCACAAGTTAAGGGTTTCGTTATAGTCAACGGCAGATTGAAACATATTTGCAAGTATGCGAGTATACTGCTTTGACATATTAACAAAATAGTGAAATTTACCGATATTAAACATTTGAGTTATGGACTTACTTATACCACTACTACCCTTGCCACCACTTGAACCACCGCCGCTTTTAAGCGACTTTTTAAGTTCGTTTATTTGCGACATAGCAGTATCATAGCCATTTAATTTTAGGTCTATTGCTAATCCGCCAACGTTGTATTCAACTGCCATAGTCACTCCTTTATATCTTTTTTAGTTGCCTAAATTTGCCCAAAAGGCTGTTTTTTCTCTATGCTTTTCTTCTACTTGCCCCTTAGTCATTTGTTTGTTTTCTTCTGCATAAGGGTCATAAATCTTTTGCGGATAATTTTGCATTTTAGAATTTTTATCTGCAAACGCATTGCTAAGTGCAATACTAACCGCATCAAACACATAAGCACCTTGAATATGAGCATTCAAATACACATTTCGGTTATAGGCTTTTGAGTATGCAATAAGCAATTTCTCATCATCGTGCCAAAATTGGTGTAGTGTCATTCCGTATTGGATTGCATAGGGTAAAAGTTCGTTTTCAAAATAATTTCTAAGGTTTACAGGTTTAATTACTTCTTGCTGATTGCTTGTTTTCTCATCTCCGCTTGTTTCTGCAACTTCGCCTGTCTTTGTGCTAAAAAACCTTTCTCTTGCACCTCATCAGAATTAAATAGTTCGTCAAAGATTGCCACCAAATAATCTCTTGCGGTTGCTTTGCCATTTTCAATAACAAACTCTTTCCAAATAGCAGTTGCCTCTTCATAGGACTTGCTGTGTTGTTCCACAATAGCCTCAATCATTAATTTTTCATAAACATCAATAGTGGTTGCCATTGTGTCATTCATTGCTTGAATTTCAGGCTTTGCATTTTCCAAATCTTTAAGTTTTTCTTCGTATAGTTCCTTAAAAGCCAAATATACTTCTTTCTTTTCTTTGTCTATAACATTGTCAAAATAATCGGCTTTGGCATTATTAAACCTTTCAGCAAGTTCTTGCAATTCAGACACTATATTTTGATACCTAGCAACTTTCATTGCTTGTTCTTCAGTAATCTTATTTTCGCCTTGAAGCTTATTCACTTCATCTTCATATTTAATCCTTAAATGTCTAGTGGTTTTAAACTGATATTTCTTCCCACCAACTTCAAATTCAGGCACAAGTTTTTGATTTTCACTCATTATTATCTATCCTTTTTTCGTTATATTATTTACTTTTTTTTTAAGCCCCAGCATTAGCTTTAGGAACTTCAACTGAAATAGTTGTTTCACTATCGGCATAACCACTTGCGCTTACTTTAATCGTTACAATTGCATAAGCCACATCGGTTGTGCTTTCATTTGCACCGGTCAATGTTACTTTACCCCCTGCATATGCAGCGGTTACTGCTGTGTTATTGCTAGTAGGGGTAACAGTTGCACCTGCCACATTAACTTCCACAACTTGTGAAAATGTGCCGGTAGCACTTGCTAAAATTACTTCATCCTGAATTGCATTTGTAATTACAACGGTTCCCATTAGTAAATCTCTACAATCCACAATAGGTTCCTGTACACTTATCGGAATTAATGTTAATGTTCCTTTTGCAACATCATCTGCTTGGTCATTTGGTCTATGGTCATATGTAGCCCTAAATTGTTGTGCAGTGAAGTCTTTTCCTACTGCCATAAAGTCCAAAGTTTGTCCCTTAAACTTTTCTAGGCGAATTAGGTTATCCCTGTGCCATAGGTATTCAACATCTTTATTATCAAGCGTTGTTTTACCTTTTACTTTGCCAATAAACGGACTTGTGGTTAGGTTAAAGTCGTGTGATGCAGTTTCGCCTACAACAAATGGTGTAGTTTCCAATGCCACGAATAAATGATATTTGGTTTCGCTTGCTGTCTTAAACATAAGTGCAGAACCAACTCCACTAAGTGCTTTATTGTCGTCAAGTCTTTGAATAAAATCTGCCATTATTTTCTCCTTATTTTTTAATATTTGAATTTCTTATTTTCGTAGTATTGTGGAGAGTAAACCATTGTCACTCTATACAATTTTCCGTTGCCGTCAGCATTCTCAAACTCGTTATAACTTGTCCTGCTAATGTTGTTTAGTTCCCACATAAAATAATCAATTCGTTCGGCAATTTCTCTCGCCCTTTGTTGTTGTGTTTTATTTCCCACGGTTGTTGCAAATATGTCAAATTGATAGCCTAAAGAACTAACAACTTGCTTGCCAACTCTCGTGGAATAGGAGGGAGTATTCCTAATTTCCTTTAACACAACTAACGGATATGTAGGACTTGCAGGAGCAAAATGATTTATTGCTATTTTTGAATTATAGTTGCCTAAAAACTCTTCAACAGCCTTGAATAACTTGTCATAAAACTCTAACTGCATAATCTACCCACTCCTTTATTTTTTCTTTGCTAATTTGCCAACAACTTCGCTAAATGCTTGCTCATAAATTTTTCTATATTCGCCACCGTGATAGTAATCCATAAATGCGTTGTACATATAAGCACTTGCTCGGTTACCTTGCGTTAATCCTCTATAAAACCAACTATCTTGCTGATTTGTTTTGTCATAAGCATATTCTTTTGCTTTACTTGGAACATTGTACTTATAAGCACCGCCACCAATCTTTGCATTCTCCGACTGTGCGTGTGTGCCTTGTCCAACAATACCAACACCGAACTCTATATAAGTTGCTTTCTTGTGTGTATTGCTTAGTCTTGCATTTGTACCAATTATTTCGGTATTAAAACTTGCAACTATTTCAGACAAATCACTAGACTTCTCTCTTTCAGGGAATGAATTGTTTAGGTTTGCAATAGACTTTTCTTTAAGCCACAAAAGTGATAACTCTAAGAACCGCATATTGACTTTGCCTGTAAGTTCCTTTTGGATTTTTTCAAGGCTTTTAGTGAGTGCATTTACGCTCTTTTTATTAAACTCAAAGCTTATTGTTGACATAATTACCTATCTACTCTTTAACTGGCTTCTCAACCACATTTGTTCTTTCCTTAAACTCTACCCAACCATTAACTAAATAATTAGGCAATAGGAAATCCTCAATTTCTTTTACTTGTCCACCTTTTTGGACTTTTACTTTTCTAGTAGCCATTTATTTGGATACCCTCCTTAATAATCTTTTTGAATATTACCGTTATCATTAGGTGCTGAACTCTCACACTATCAACCACATAATTAGCCAACTCTCCGTGATATTCTTCCTCTAGGTCGCACCACTCTAAATCATCAATATAAACTCTGTCGCCCTCCGTAAATACACCCTTAAACTCACGCACATTAACTAATGCTTTTTGGTATTGCTTAACATTTTCGCCATAAGCCAAGTTATCAGTATAGCCACTCATAGGCTGGTAATTTATTTTCAATAATTCAGGTTTTGCAAACTCTTCAATTTCGGCATTAGGGTCGCTAATTCTCTTAGCTAACCAACACTTTTTTTGCCACTCTCTAACATTTAGCATAACTATTATCTCCTTACAACTTTGCCATAAGGGGTCAATAACTGCATTAAGGTAGAACTGACAACCGAACTGTCATACCTAATACTTAGTCCATTTTCAGAATATGCAACAGCACTTGACACACCAGATCGCTCTAATATTTCTTGCATACACATTTTTATCCAAGTTATTCCCCTAAGGTTTCTCTCGGGTATTGTGTGTACAGTTTTATGTAGGGGGTATTGCAATTCCAAATAAATCATTAAGGCTTTTTCATACAATTCCTCTACTTCATCTTCCGACAAATAGTTATACTTAGCCCTAAAGCCTAATTTCATTTGCTCAATCTTTTCTTCCAAAGTTCCTACCCCCTTTTAACTGTTTTGCTTTGTGATTGCCTACTTTTAGGCTTAGTAGTTGTGCTAGTCTTTGGTTTCGATGTTTGAGTAGGTTTAGGTTTTTGAACTATATTTTCTGTTTGTGGCATAGGTTGTTCTTGTTTATCTATGGCAACACTTTCTTTTGCAATTTCTTCTTTAATGTCTTTGTGTTCCTTTACACTTTGAATTTCTACAAATTGTGAATAGAAATTTAATTCTTTTTCATTTACTAAAATTCTCATATTTTTGTTAGGTTCAAAAACTAACCCTTTCCACACTATTGAAACTTTTGGTTTCCCGACCAATTCAAAAACCTTTTCACTCATCTAATTAAGCACCAACCTTTACAATAAATAAACCTTTTGCGTTTGATAATACTGGTAAACCTACTGCACCTGCTATAGTCCAAATGCCCACTGGTTCTCTTGTTTCTTCGGTATGGATAGTAACATTTGCATTTGAATATTCTACCAAGTTGTAATCTTCTGCTGGTGTACTTGTCATAACTGTTTTGCCTAATTCACCAATAGTTGTTACAAATGAAATTGTATCTTCATCAAAGAAACGGAAAGTAACATCACTTAAAGCACTCAATTTGTATTCTTCATCATTAGTAATGATTTCAATTTTTAATAATGCCATTAGGTATGTTTTTAACCAATCAGCAGTTGGATATGTACCTTGTTTAGTTGCAATATTGATAATTTCAGTATTTGCCAACATATATCCTAAAATTTTATCGCCTGTAATTGCTCTAACTATTTTGTTTTTAGATAGTTTTTTAACTGCAATAAGGTCAGCCAAAATACTATGTGAAGCAGTTGCCCAACCACTTAATACCATTTTGTTTTTTGCCGGTACATTAAAATCAACTGTTATTTTAACATTGTTTTCATCAATAGTTGCTTTACCTGTTGCGATAATTTCGCAAGCCATTGCTTCTAATCTTGCCAATACTCTTGAAATTAAATTTCTAATATCGTTGTAAATTGCTTCAAGCATTGATTTTTCACTTGCATCAAGTCCACTATCTTGTAATTTCTTTCGTAATGCTTCGCCTTGATTTAATTTTTCTTTAATGTAAAATTTTTCTGCCTTAAATTCTTCATAGTTTGGTCTATCACCAATTTTTGCTTCGCTGTCTAATGCGTGAACTAATGCAATAACTGGTAAATCTGCACCATCCATTAATTGTTGAACTACAACTTTAAAATTTTTAGTTTTTATCATAGGGAATAATTTTAAGCCCATAAAGTTTTGAGTTGCTTTTGCATAGTCAAAATCTCTACCAACCCCTAAATAGTCAACACCTTTAATTGTATTAATAAAATCTGCCATATTCTATTTTTCCTCCTTATTTCTCTAAAGTGCCAAATGTGTAAGTATATTTATACACTTTGGTTACACCATCATATTGAATATCAATTAAGTTCATATTTGTTGCAGAGGCAACTTTGTTTCCTATTGTGCCTGCACTATCTGTATCATAAACACCAAAGCAATTAATCAAATATGTCTTGCCATTTTTTACTAAAATATCATCAGCAGTTACACTTGCTAATGTACCACCGTGTCTACAATATTTCAATTTAGTAATATCAAATGAATTGGCTTGAATTTCAATTAAAGCAACAAATATATTAGTTACTGCTGCATCAAATCCTAATCCGGTTTTTGTTTCTGCTTCAATCAATGGAATTTCACCAGATACATTAATTTGGTAGTCAACACCACTAATAACACTTGGAATTAATGAAAATTCATAACCATCTGCCTTAATTTCATAATTTGTGCCAGAAAATGGATATAAATATGTAGAATTAATGTAATTAATTACCATAGGCGTTGCCATACCAAAATTTGGTCTAGTAGTTGCCCCTTCTACAAAAGCAAATAATCCTTGTCCTGCTAATGTACTTGCAACACTAGATAGTGAAGTAGGTAAGTTTGCATCAATGTAATAACCTGCAAACATTAAAGGTTTAATTACTGCACCATCTGTTATATCGGCATCTTCAAATAAAATACCTTTTAATGGTGTTGAAATATATGTTCCTGCTTTTACAATTTTTCTGCCATTTTCGGTTACATAAGTTGCAAAATCTACAGGAATAGAAATTGTTTTTAAAATTAAGTTTTTTGCACTACCTAAAAAGTTAGGTCTGTTTAAAATAACTTCTGCCATTTAATAAATTCTCCTTATTTTATTAATTTTTTATAGTTTTACTTCATCCTTTAAAATTGATAAAGGATTGCTTTCTTGGAATTTTTGGAAATCACTTTTTCCATTTGTTCCACTTTTGGTACTTCCATCAGGGTTTCCCATTTCTGCAAGTAATTTTTTGTTTAAGTCTTTCTCGGTTTTGTCTTTAACAATTTTTATTACCTTTGAAAGACTTTCAGCGATTTCACTTGCCTTTTGTGGATTTGCTTCCACGATTGCGTTTAACAGGTCTGTATAATCGGTTTCTTCAAGTCCAATGCCAACTAAAACTTTTTCAGTTTTTACTTTGCTAACTTCTTTTTTTAGGTCAGCCATTTCTTTTAGTCTTTGTTCTTCTTCTTTAACCTTTTTTTCATCTTCTGTTAATCTTGCATTTTTTTCTTCTTCCAAAACTTTTAATTGGTCTTGTAAGGTTTTAAATGCGTTGTCCTTTTCTAGCAATTTACCTTTGTCGACATATTGCCCACTTGATAAGTCCGCTAGTTTTTTAGTGCCTAAAGCACTTAGTATTTCGTCAGATGTCATTCCTTCCTTAAAGTCTGCACCTAACAATTTTTGAATGTTTCCGTCCATTCCTTTTTCTCCCTACCACTAGCCTTAACTTATAATTCCGCAGTCGGCTCTGCGTGTGGCTCTTGCATTTAGTTGTCGGCAAGTTAGACATATTTTGTTTTTGTGAAATATATTTGAAAAGCTATTAACTATTTAGGTTTTCGCCATTTTCACCTGTGTTTAAGGCAATACCTTTGTTTGTGTCGGTTTTGCCTGCTTTAAGAGATGTTTGATACTTCTCTTCGTTTTCTTGCCAATCCTTAACCACACTTGCTTCATCACTCCAAATTTGAACCGCTGGAACAATGTGCTTAATTGGCACTCTCGCATTCATCATATAGACTAGCGATTGTGTCTTAACCTGAATGTTGTCGGTTTGATTTATCACATACTCAATCTTAATATCATTCGGGTGTATCTCGTTTAGTTTGCTATTTGGCACAAGTTTGGCACACTTAAAGAATTGTTTAAGCACCAGCCTGTTTCCGTCCACCAACTTAGGAATTTCCTGCTTTGTGATTATGTATGAACCTTGCCACCCACCACCAAGCGACCTTGCCTCGCCAGTATCTCCACCGCTCGAACTATTGCTAATTGGAAGTGGCACACCATTTATGGCATAAGCATTTGCAACTCGTTTCTCATAAAAAGTGTTTATTTTGTCGTGGTCAAACTGCATATATAGGGTTTTGGCATCTGCCTTTCCACCGCCTGCATTAGGCACTGTTTTAAGCAAAATTGCACCAGCATCAAACATTGCTTTTAGGTCGTCATCTTCCAAGTCGGCATCGTTTATCACAATAATGTTGTTTGCGTTATCCACAATGTTGTCGGCAGAGTTTGACACAATTAGATTTATGACTTCAAATTCCGATAAGCAGTTTTCAATAACTCCTCGCCTTAGCTGGTTCCACGAATGCTCTTCCATTGGAATTTCCGAATAGTTTGTCGGATATGGCAACTTGGTTGGGTATTGCTCACTAAATGGATAAGACACAAATGCCGAATTAAACCTTAATTGATAGCGGTTGGTATAAACCGTATAGACTAACTCGACTTCTTTAAGTCCTTTTTTCCAAACTTCTTCTTCTGAAATGTTTACCGCAAATAATCGCTTATCTTTTCCGACACCTATTTTTGAGGAATACACAACAAAGTTTTGAAGTGGGCTAACTTTCTCATAAGTGAATGGGCTGTCATAATCAATGTTGTAATCAGGATTATTTATGTTTTTGCTCGGCTGTGTAAATGTAACCGCCATACCAAGAACTGCAATGTCCTCAATTTTATCCATTTCAACATCTTTATAGCCGACATCGGTTTGAAAGTTTTTTAGGATTGAAAGGTCATCTTTGTCTTGGGCATTCCTATATGAAAACTCCAATGCAGATAGATTTCCTTTTTTGAAGTTGACCTGAAAGATTGTGTGATTTTCTACGCTTCTGTTGTTATACTTGTCGCCTTTCTCATACTTTCGCTCTTTCTCTAAAATCTCCTGAAATCCCTCAAATTGCTTTTGCAAAAATTCAGCTTTCTTTTTTCGTTTCTCAAACTCACCTATAACTTGTGGCAAATACTGTTTGATAACTTCTTCGTTTATATCTTCAAGTTTTTTGGGTATTTCTATTTTTGGCATTCCTGCACAGCCAAACTGCTTTAATCTTACAGACATTCACCTTAACTCCTTTATCAATTTTGTTTCGCCTTAAAATACAAAAAGGCACAAAATACCATATTGGCACTTTGCACCTAAATCAAACTAAGCATACGCATTAGCGGATATTTAATTATTTGTGAAGTGTACTGGAATTGCACCAGCCATCTCCCACATCAAACACCGTGTCTAACTCTCACTCTTTCTGTGTTCTCTGCGTGGGCGTTTTTCTTAATAAACTAACGCTCCATAAAGGGGTAAATTGTGTCCTTTATAGACTACCCCTATATCGCTTTTGTTTCTATGTTTATAGTGGAGAAATCAGTAAACACCACTGTTGGCAGGAAGTGTGAAGTTTCTAACTCCTTGTTGTTGCGAAAAATGGAATAAACTCAACAACCACTTCCATATATCCCACTTAGGCAGGGTTCTCCAAAACTGAAAATTTAATTCTTCTGCGACATTTAGGGCATTTGATTTGGCAAGTTGCTACTCGCATATCAAAACTCACTTCTTTATCGCATAGGAATAGCCTTTCACGGCAAACAGGACATAATATTTCTTGCATATTTCTCCCTATCTAACTCTTTTCTATCATAGATTTTAATCTAAATCAACTGATTTTTACAACTTTTTCATATTTTTTCAATATTTTTTATGATTTTTACTCACACATCAGCCTAAAAAATAAAACTACCACCGCCTTATTGCCCTTGACTTATAATCTCTCTTCACTCCATCAGCTATAAATTGGTCTTTATACATTGCCTCACAGTCAATGCTATCATCAAACTGCGTGCGTGAACTCATTTTGTCATATTGAAAACTTACAATATCCTCCATATACCTACCCATTTGGCTTGAACGAGCATAAATCTCTTGCTCTGGAAACACAATATAGTGCCTAATTGAACTTTCTGCACTCCTGATTTTGCTTTCTTTGTTTATGGATGTATATATCTCCACAATCTCGCAAAAATACACATTCCTATCCCTTAATTTCTCAGTCAGCACTTTTTTAAGCGACATATCAATGTTCTTCTCAATCACAAGTTTGATTACCCTATGCTTGATTATTTTATCTACAATGTGGTCATACATCTCATCTATTGGTCGTTGCTCATACACGCAATCCACCAAATAATGCTTTTCGTTGCCGTCATTATCTTTTATCGGTATATGTATTCCCATCGCATTAAAGTTTGCACCTTTTCTTGCAGGGTCTAGCACCGCATACGAATATGTTGGTCGCTCTTCTGGTATTTGTGCATATCTTGTTAAGTTGTCCCAATAGAATGGTGTACTTTCAGGCGGTAGTGGTGTTTGCTGGTCCATAGCCATAAAAGTCTTTAAATCTCTTGCCCTTGCTTTTCGTGCTTCTTCCGTTGAATACTTTCGTGGAAATAAACTTTCGTCGGTTACATAGTCGAGCTTTGGAACTCGCACAAACACAGCCTTACCATCTTTGCTGAGGTGAGTGTGCCTATCTACTGGACTTTTTACGAATTCATTATTGCTATATCTTCGCTTTAAGGTTGACATAATATCATAGATTGAGTAGGCAGTGCCTCCAACAAATATGACAAAATCATGTTCGTTATAGTTTCGCTTGAACCAGCTTTGGTCAAATCTCTCTAAGTCTTTATCATGCATTTTTATGTTTCCAGCATCTTTTGACCGACAAATATCGTCCAAAAATAAAAACCTTGCCCTTACACCATCAAATGGCGTATCTTTGCCGAACATTGAAAAGTTTACTGGCTTTAACGAACCTGTAATGGCTAACTCGCCGTCCTTAACCTTAATGGTCTTAAACATCTTATTGGCAACAGAGTCAAGAACTCCGCCACCGTGAAACTGCCTAAAATATGGAAATACTTTTGCATATCGCTTGTTTGTCATTAATTGCACAAGAGTTTCTGTTCCCCTATTTATCAAACTCGGATTTCCCACAACACTTATTATCTCGTTATTTATATCAATCCCCAAAATAAATGCCTGAATGAATTTGTCGCTATAAGTTTTGCCCACCCCAGTTGCCAGTTGTTTCATTACCAACTTTATTTTTCTCTCATAATCTAGCACCGCTAAATTTGAATAATAAAATATCCCCCTAAGCACTTCCATTGAATATTTCCAAACTTTCTTATCGTCTGAAACATCCCACTCCATAAATAACGCAAAATGCTCAAGCGACCTAAATGATACCAACGCATATAGGTTTTCATATAGCACTAAATATTTACCCAACAACTCCATATCTTTGTTTGGCAACTTCTCAATAAACTCCACCCTAAACTTGCAATCGCCCAGCAACTTCATCGCAACCTTTATGTGTCGCCTTATCTCTTTCTCGCCCTCAATGGTGTTTAATGGCACTAAATACTCGTGTATCTGCGACCAATACAACTCATAAAGCAAATTCATTATCTCGTATTGCGATTTATAACTTGCTTTACCTTTTCGCTTGAAATTCGCATACTCTTGCTCCACTTCCCTAATTGAAATAGCTAAATTTCTTTCGTCTAACTCCTGCACTTATTTCTCAAACTCCAATTTTTCATATTTTCCATTTTTCAGAGTTTTAAGCTTATTTAATTGATATCATAATTTTTTGGGTCTAATTTGATATCGCTACCCATTTCTTTTAGTAATTTATTGAAATCATTTACAGTGTCATTATTGGGTACAAACATATCAACCATACTTTCAAAATCATAAACCGACCTTGCATCCCCACTAACTATTTTTTCAGCTCTTTCCTTTGCTTGTTCAATTGCCTCACTAATAATATAATTACGAACTTCATCTTCACTTAAATTATAATTCGTTACAGTGTCAACTATTGTGCTAAACCTGCAAAACTTAGCATTAGGTTGCTTACTCCAAATTACCCCCATATTCTAACTCCTTAAACTCTCTTTATAAAACACAATCCCTAAACAATACTTTTCATCATTATTTAGTATCTCAAAAGTTTCGTGGAGAATATCTGTATCATAACTCCAAGTATGATTCCTATCTTTACCACACCAAACAGCCTTAATTTTATGTTTAGCATTTTTTAACTTTTCCTTAAAATAAGGACAGTCTTCTTCGCACTCATTTTCTATTAAGCCATTCTCGTCTAAATATGCCGTTGTTCCCTCATATGCATCTATCTCTTCATATATAGCACCATCAAATTCCATTAAATCATCACTAGCACCATATACTATTACAATTCCATGTTCTTTTGCATACTCAACTAATTCAGCCGGTATCTCTCGATAGGTTGCATTTTCGGTTAATCGACTTGCTATATATTTTAATTTATCTTCCATTCTTTTTTTCTCCATTTTATTTTTCTATTTCTAACTTACTGAATATTTCAAAAAGTTTAGGATACTGTAATGCGATAAAGTCTACTAATACTTCGTTTTCTGCCCACTCTCTCATTCCGCTCTCATGTAAAAATGCATGGATTATCTCATGTCTAATTACTTTTCGTCTATACCAATCCATATTTTTAATAGTATTTGGTTCTTCATCCAACCTATCTAACACAATTTCTTTCGAATATAGCTCGACATAGGCATTTGCTCCAATAAGCTTCGCATCCGTTTTTCTATCGCCATATTTTATTTTATATTTTTCGCCGAGTATCTCTATGCTTTTTGGTGTATTATCTTTTTCCATCATTTTATACTCCAGCTTCCATTTATTAAATCTCCTTAATATGTGAATAGTTTCTTTGCTATTTCTAACTCGTCTATCTTGTCAATAAGACTTTCTACTTCCGTGATATCACTTTCCTCAATTATTCCTTTAGTCTTCAGCACTTGACACAACACATCAACAATATCGCATAAAAAGAACACTTGCAATTGTAGTTTTTTCTTTGCACCATACCTGCGAGCCTTAATCGCACACTCTTTTCTCTGCTCCCTAATAAAATCTATCCCATCCTTTAAATCTGGAATAACTGTACTTACTCTAACCTCTACCTCTTGATTATCAACTATCATTCAAACCTCCACTTTTTCCTTTCTTAATTCTACCCTACCACACTTCCCAACCTAAATCAACTCTTTTTTGTGATTTTCTTTCACATTTCCCTACTATTTTTCTTCACCTTAACTCACACCTAAATCTTTACTTCGCTTTTTATTTATCGCTTTTCACTTTTTATCTTAATTATTTTGAAAATTTAGTTTGAGGGAGTAACCTCGGGTTTTGCATATAAATAAAAAAATAGGGATGGGACACCTCCACCAAGCCGACACAACAAACAACAACAAACAAAACAAATAACAAGATTGCTAGCAAAATAATGCAATTAACACAACATAAACAAATAATAATACTTAACGACCGTTTAATACTTTTTTATTTATTTGTGTTACTCAAAAATTAAACTAGCAGCCTGGGCAGGAATAAAAAAAACACTAGTTTTATGCGTGCGTGTGCGTAAATATATTATATAAAAATTAAATATGTAGTTATTAATCTCTTTATAATATAATATTAAGTGTTTTATAGTATATATAAATACTTTATAATATAATAATATATATAATAAATAATATATATAAATACTAGTATAAAAAAATATATAGTATTAG